AGATAGTGAATCTCCCTGATTGGCGCTGACGCACCGAAGCAGATTGGTGTTCCCTTCTGCGCGTTCGGGTGCTGCGGGTTCAGCGTGAACGAGCGGTAGCGACCGATGAGCAGCCTGTCTACGTTCGGAACCCACCACTCCTGCTCGTTCGTCGCCGCCCAGTCCGGGAACCTCGACCAATCCACGTCTCCCTGGATGTTGCCGTCCTTCGCGACGAACGTCTTGTAGTGGTTCGCGTACGCCTTCGTTCCATCGACCGACACGTACGGCACAAGCTCGACGAGCCGCAGGAGCGTGTACCTGCTTCCGTAGCGCTCCTGCTTCTCATCAACCACGTAGATGCATGACGTAATCTGCCTGCCGTTGGCACCGAGGATTGCGAAGTCGCCAGCAGACACGATTGCGCAGTCCATGCCGCTACCGTTCCACGACGGCACCGTGATGCAGTCGCCTGTCATGAACGCCATCGACACGACGTTGACGAAGCTGTCTCTCACGAAGTCTGAGCTTACGGAGTCGAGGAGCCGCGCCCTCTGCGAGCTTCCGACCACAGGCATCGTGAACTGCATCGCCATCAGGTTGGCAAGGCTCTCGCTCACCATCGCCTCGACAGAGTACTCAGTGCCCTTCTTCCCGGAGTCGCGGTATGCTTGGCTCTGCTCCATGCCCTGTATGCGCCTGTTCAGGCTCCTGGCCAGCCTGTCCAGCACGCTGTTGAACAATCCCATATCGTCTCCTTTCGCATTGCCAATCACATTTTACGTCATCGCCACCGGAAGCACGACAGCTCCCGCAGCCCGACCGTCTGCACGAAGTAGCGCATTGCGTCGCAGGCGTGGTCATCCTCCTTGACAACCTCCTCTTGCCTCTTCTTGTCGTTCCAGCGGTACAGCCCGAGTTCCGACAGCAGGCGCTCGCACTTGTGGCTTATCAGCAGGTCTCCCCGCTCCATCGCCGTCATGACGTTGCTGATTCCCTCTATGACGGCGTTGTCCGCCCCCCTGAAGTCCCAGTCGCCGTGACGGTGCATGCACTCCATGAACGACGACGAGGACGGGTCTATTACGACAAGCTCGACGTACTTCTTCGCCATGAACCTGCGCAGCGCCTCGTAGTGCTCCTCGTCCGTCCTGCGGTACCCATCTGCCTTCGAGTCGAAGCAGTACTCGTCCACTGCGTAGGCTTTGCCCCCCTTTACGACCCAGTCGATTGCCACGAAGGGGTTTGTGATGCCGTAGTCGATTGAGACGTAGTGCGGGGACTTGCGCAGCTCGTCATCCGGAAGCTCGGCGCACATCGTTGACTCGCGGAAGTTCTGGTAGACAAGACCCTCCGCGAGAACCCAAAGGCCACGGATGAACCGGTCGTAGAACACGCCGGAGTACATCCTCTCGTATCTAGCTATCGTGTCATCGCTTAGCGTCGGGTTGTCCCTCATCGTGAACTTGAGCACGAGTATCCGCTTCTCCTCGGCCTTGTCGATGAAATCCCTCTTCACGAAGTGCGTAGGGTACGACGGGTTGCAGTTCCACCAGAACTTCGAGCCGTCCACCGAGCATCGGGCCATCGCCTGGTCTACGAACGAGCGCGGCATCAACGCCACCTCGTCCAGCAGGCACCCGGCTGCGGTCATGCCCTGGATGACGTCCTGCGACTGCTCAGAGCTTGCACCGAACAGCCAGTACGTGTTGGTGCCGACTTTTACGTACCCGTCCCCACGGTGGTAGTCATACGCCATGCCCATGGAACGGAGGATCCCGAGCATCGGGAGGACGACGTTCCTCGTGAGCGAGCCTATCGTCCTCCCAGCCACGATGAAGCTTCGGTGGGAGAACGTCCTCTGCGACCACAGGACGAACCCGACAATCATCGAGTGCGTCTTGCCCGAGCGCACCGAACCTTGCGCAATCACGCCGTCATACGGACAAGCGCCCGACCACCACGTGGCGAGGCGCTTTTGCTTGTCGCTGAACTCTATCATTCCGTCTTCCCGAGTCCGAGCGCGTCAATCCACTCCTTGATGCTCGTGTCCTGCTCCTCGCTGATTGCGACGTCCTGTCTGTCTCGCCACAGCTGCGGCTGACGGTTCTTCAGCCAGAAGATGCAGGCGGTGACGTCCGGCGCAAGCTCCCTCTCGGTCTCCTCTACCCTCTTCACCTGCGGTTGGCCATCGACAATCTCGATGACCTTCTTCGTCTCCCGCGACTTGCCGCCCATCGCCCGCTGGTACAGCGTTCGCTCTACGTCCATGTCAGCTATGTCGCGGCTCTCGTTTAGGGCGTTCGAAAACGCCTCGTCCTCCTTGGCCCACTTGTACAGCGTTGACTTCGCTACCCCGAACTCCCTCGCTATCTCCTCGGCAGTTGCGCCCCTCAGCGCCAGACCCCTCGCCCACGGGATGTGGTACTTCGGATCGTACTTAGTCGGCCTTCCCGTCTTTGCCATGCGTATCACCCATCATGTTCTCGAATATCTCCCACGGGCTGCTGATCTCCCCGGACTTCATCTTGCGGTCTATGAGCGCCTTCACGCCCCTCGCCGTCGTCTCAGGTATCGCGGCCCTTCCGAACAGCTTCATGGTTGGAGTATACGCCCTGCCGTCGTACTCCCCGAACTCGCGCAGCGCCGCCCTCGCCATGGGCCGCGCTGCGGCCACGGCGTTCTTCACGTCGCCGTGCTTCTTCGTTGCCTGAAGCGCCTTGACGAACGGCTCGAGCTCCTCCTCAGCAAGGACGGCCCCTTATCACGCTCATGGTCTCCATACCGGCGACGTTGCAGTGCTCTGGCCTAACCTCCTCCATCGAGACGCCTCCACCCTTCCATCCCAAGAGCCTTCGAGTACTTCGTAGGCTCGTCGAGCAGGATGTACTCCCAGTGGCCTGCCTCTATCGTCGGCATCCCGTATCTGTAGCACGGCTGCTTGCTCTCGACCCACCTGAAGTGGAGCATGTTCTGGTGCGCGAGACCGTGGCATCCAGACGTGTTCCCTGAGCCGCACAGCGTTATTGTCGGCTTCTTGAGTTCCACGCCGTTGCGGTACATCTTGCCGGCGCTCCTGCGCACCACGTGATGCTGGTTCAGCGGCCACGTCGCGCCGCATACGGCGCACCTGCACATCTTCACTGACGGCTTCCCCATCATCGGCTGAAGCTCAAGCGCGAGCGTCGTCACCTTAGCCACGGCGCATCACGTACACTGTGGTGCCCTCTCGCTTGACATGAGCCTTGCCCTCGTACTCCTGACCGCCTTGCTCGAGACCGCCCTGCACGCGCTTCGCCTCGTTGACCGTCTCGCACTCCTTCGAGATGCAGGCGTCGTCCGACTCCACGAACGACTCCACAAGCAGCTCGTACCGCTCGCGCTGCGTGACCGGTGCCGCCGACGCCTTAAACCCCATGTCATACTCGTTCATCATCCTGAGACCTCCTGTAATCCGTTTTGCGGCCCGTTTGCCTCGCTTCCAGTGTGATTGTTCCTCTGTGCTGCAATCTGCCCTTGAGCCGCCTTAGAACGGGAACGGCAGCGTGCCGTGCTCCCATCCTCCGACGACGCCGAGCGCCGCGAAGAGCATCGATACCGCGATAATCGCCGCAGCCGTCTCGTGCTCCTCGGAGAACCGGTCGATTGACCACGACACCCTCCCGAGCCAGCGCAGCAGCGCGTCTACAACAGCTCCTGCGGCTTCTTTCGCAGCTCCTCGCACATCCGCTTGAATATGTCGGTACGAGGCTCCCTGCGCCCGTTGACGATGTTGCTCATCTGCCCGTACGAGCACCCGACCTTCCGCGCCAGCTCGTTCTGCGACATATCGCGCTCTGCCAGCGCGTCCCTCAGTGCCTGCGTGTTCATTCATTTCTCCTTCGTCCTTCCTGCCTTGGTGTTTACTGATGTGAACATCATATAACATCCGCTCACGTTTGTAAATATCATTCCAAGCCAAGGTCCCTCCTCATCGCCTCGTACCTCTCCGCCGTCGCACGCTTCCTGCCGGTGTTGAACTCGACCGGTAGGCACACCTCTAGGATGCGGTTGTACGTCCTCCTCGCCGTTATGTCGGGCGTCTTGTACAGCTCCGTGCGCGTGAGGTTGGTGCTCACCACCATCGGCATCCTCTGCCGGTACCTCCCGTCCACGACCGCGTAGACGAACTCCTGCGCATAGCTCGTGCTCCTCTCGGCACCGAGGTCGTCGAGTATCAGCAGGTCGCACGACAGCAGGCTCCTGAGCTGCTGCTCGTCGTCGAGGTTCCGCGCGATGATGAGCTGGGGAACCGACCTCATCACGACCCGCTTTCCGCCCTCTATGAGCCTGTTCGCAATGCAGCAGCTCGCGAAGGTCTTTCCCCCGTCCGGTTCCCCGAACATGAGCAGTCCGTAGTCTGCCCCGGCTGCGCACCTCTCGGCGTACCTGCGGCACACTTCCATCTGATCCTTCCCGTACCTGCCGTCGTCTGCCTCGAACGTGCACTCGCGCATCTCCGCCGACGAGAACGCGGTTCTTAGCAGCCTCTCGGTGCGAGCCTTGCGCTCGCGCTCCTCCGACTCCCTCTCCTCGCGCTCCCTCGCCTCCTCCTGGCACCTGCAAAGGCACGGCATGAGCTTTCCCTCTGCCATGACCGCCCTCGGGGTGTGGCAGTCTGGGCACATTGGGATGCCGTTCTCGACCGACAGCCCGTCCCACATGCGGTTCGATATGCTGAATCCAAAGTCCATGCTATCCCCCCTAGAACGGGCAGTCGGCCATGTCTACGACAGGCGACTCGTTCACATACGCCTCGAACTTCGATGCTCGGAACAGCGTCTCCGGTCTTAGGTACGAACGCATCCTCGGGTCTTTCGACCACTGCGCGACCTTGCAGTCTATGACTGCGATGCAGTCGCTCACCGAGTACCCGTCCCTCAGCCTCGCCGCAATCGGCTTGCGCGTCGAGTCCTTCCTCGGGTTGAACCTCTTCCCCGTCAGCTCGTTGAGGTGCGCCGTTACCTCGTCCACGCCCTCCTGGATGCCGTCTTGGGGGGCTTTAGGGGGTTCTATATGGCTAGTCATCTGGTAGTCATCTGGTATAGGTTCGCCATGTGGGGCAATTTGATTTGCCCTCACGGGCAAATGGATGTTCCCGTTACGGCAAATGCGCACCCCCTCGTCCGTGAGCGTGTACCACTTCGTCCTGTCGTATGCCGCGTCGTTGTACACACCGGCCTCGACGAGTCCCGAGTCCTCTAGCCTCTTGAGCGCCGAGCGTATCTGCTTCTCCGTCATGTACGGGAACTGCTCGGAGAAAGCCTTCACGCTGTTGTACGTCCAGAACCTCCCGTCGCGCTCGTTCTGGCTGTTCGTCGCGTTCTTCTCGACCCAGTACTCTATGTTCTTGAACAGCACCGCCGCGTTGACGCCCACCAGCTTCGCGACTTCCGAGTCGAATGCGTTAATCATGTCTCCTCCAAAAGAAAGACCCCGCATGGCGGAGGTAACGGCTCCACCCTGCGGGGTTCTTCGTGACTCAAGTCTACCAAATGCCGTTACCATCCGATAGTCTCATCCTATCATTTTGCTCCGAAGAGTTCGCGGTAGTGTGCGCAGAACTCGCAGGCCGCGCAGTAGTCGCGGCACTTCGGGTCGTCTCCCGGTCGGTGCTCGACGTAGAACTTCTCGCCCTCGCTCTCAGCCCTCTCGTTCGCCTCCTCCTCTGAGTCGTAGAGCTTGACCGCCGACTTGCGGCCCTCCTTCATCACCGCCCACTTGTCTGCCTTGTGCCAGCGCTCCTCCTCGGAGCACATCGGCAGCTCCTCGTCTGGCATCGACTCCGCGAGCTTTATCTCCTCGAAGCGACCGCGCAGCCACTCGCCGCACTCCGCTATCTCGCTCTCGCTGAAGTCCCATCCGATGCGGTACACGGGATGCTGCGGATACGTATGGTCCGCCTTCGCCTTCGTCTTCGAGTGGTCTTTCAGCATTGCCACGATCTCGCCGCGCTTGGCGTCGAATCCTATCTGGCGCAGCATCCACACGTAGCATAGCGTCTGGCGCTTCCAGTCGTCGAACTCGCCGAACACGACCTTCCACGCCGTGGCTGTCTTGTAGTCGGTCACGGTGCCCGTCGAATCGTCGTACAGGTCGAATATGCCGGAAAGCTCGTACCCGTCTCCCATATCGACGCTGAACCAATTCTCCTTGAGCTGGTCTGCCGTCTCCTGCGAGTTCTCAAGTATGCTGTGGACGGCTGTCCCGAATATCGCCCATACCATGTCAGACGCGTCCTGCTCGATTTCTGAGTCGTGTCGGCGCTGAAGGATGCTCTCGCGCACCCCCTTCATCACCGCGGTCACGCTGTAGCGCTTTGACGTGTACTTATGGTCGCTCGTCGCCGCGTCTACAAAAGGCGCTGGCAGGTTCATCTCGTTCGTGATAATCACTCGTCTACCTCCACTATCTCGACTGTCATGTACTCCGCTGTCCTCGTCCTCGGGTTCTTTCTGACCACAAGGCAAACGACCTGCGTGTCATCGTGCCACGCGACACCGTTAAGTGCGTCGAGTACGCTCTTCGCAACGTTGTCTGCGTCCGGCTTGTGCGTGTCAGGCTCGCTCTGGACTCGCTTCGGCGTGCTCTTCGGAAGCTCTCTGTACGTCTGAACCGTAACCATGAGCGGCCCGTCGTGCGTCTCTCCGCACTGCCTTCGGTACTCGTCAGCTATCAGCCTCTCGTACCTCTTGCCCTCCGGAGGCTGGTACGCCTGGGCGTGCCCCGCCACGACTCTGAACCTCGGGCGGGGCTTGCCGTGAACCTTGCCGACGACGATCAACCTACTCCTCATCGTCCTGCTCGGACTTCATGAGGCTGTCGATGGCCCTCTTCTTCTCGGACTCGTACACCGAACGAAGCTCTGCTTTGCACAGAAACACGAATTGCTCGTAGCTCATGAAGCTCGGCACCTTCTCAATCCTGCGCTTGAGCCAGTCCTCGAAACTCTCGGCAACGACTGCCCCGCCCTTGCGCTCTACCCGCACGTCCTTCCAGTAATCGAGCGAGTCTGCGGCGAGCTTCTCGCGGCCAACCTGTAGGATTCGTGCTTTGATGCCCTCGAACGGGTCTTTCTCGGCTCTCACTGTGGCCGATTCGACCATGCATGCCCTCATCTTCGCGTTCTCGGCCTTAAGACGTGATATGCGGTCGTAAGCCTCAAGCACGCCCATCACCATGTCGTTGCGTTCCATCCTGTCCTGCCTTTCCGCCCTTCCGGGCTTCTCGTTTCCGGGGATTCCGTTTCCCCTTGACTTAATCATAGCACAATCGTTCATCGTTGTGAATAGTAATTACGAGAAAACGGCGGGCTTGCAACCCGCCTTACGCGCTAATCGACAGTCGCAAGAGCCTCGCCGGTCTCGCGGTCTACGAGGCTCGTTCCGTGAATCTTGCCGATTGCGTCGTCGGGCGGATGCTCGGCCTGCCCACGATGCACGTCGAGCACGACAAGCTCGCCCACCGCCTTCGCAAGCTCTGGCATCATGCCGATGTCCTCCGGGTCAAGCTCGAACTGCATGACCGTCTTTCCTGTCTTGACGTTCATCGCGACGAAAGCCGACTTCACCGTCATGTCCTGCATCTTCGTATCCTCTCTAGAACGGGATGTCCTCGTCGTACATCCCTGCGTCTTCCTGCTGCCCGTCGTATGCGTTCTGCCCGCTTCTCTGGCCTGCGCCCTGGAAGTGGATGTTGTCAACGACCACTTCCACCTTGCTGCGCTTCTGTCCGTCCTTCTCCCATCGGTTCTGGTGCAAGCGCCCTGTCACTGCGACGTACGTGCCCTTCGACAGGTAGCCGCTGACGGACTCCGCACGCTTGCCGAACAGCGTCATGTCGATGTAGTTCGGATAGTCCTCCCACTCACCGTTGCCGTCCTTCCGGCTCTCGTTGACGGCCACCGACATGCTCAGGACTGCCGTCCCGCCCTGCGTGTAGCGAAGCTCCGGGCCTCTCGTGAGGTTCCCGCCGAGCGTCACGCTGTTCAATCCGTTCATCTGCTCTCCTTAGCTCTTAGCAATCCATCCTGCCAGTATCTCCGATGCGCGTACGGTCTGCGCCTCGTTGTACTCGAGCGCACCCTCGGTCACACCGAGCTGCTGCATTCCCTTCGTCTTGTTGAGCGCGGCAATCACCTCGTCTATCTGACGGCCCTTCATCTCTGCGAACTTCGCCAGGTTCACTAGGAAGTCGTCCCCTGATGCCTGCGTTTGCTTCTGTGGTGCCGTTTTACGGGCAGTTTGCGCCTTCTTTGGTGTAGTTGTTCCTCCTCCGCGACTCCGCGTCTTAGAATCGCTTACAGAGCCTCGGTTGTCCATGCCGTCCACCTCCTCGCCGGAGTCGATGGCGAACAGGCCGCACATCGCGTACTTTCGCGCGTACGAGCTTGCGAGACCAGAAATCTGAGCATCGTCCATGCCCTTCTTCTCGTCCTCCTCGCGTGCGTACGCGGTCGATGAGATCTCGCCATCGCACCCGTTCGCCCAGAATGTAGCGGTCGCCTTCGTGTAGAAGCGCTCCCCGATGAGCATCACCTCGTCGCTCAGGAAGTACCCGCAGTCGTACGTGTCGCACAGCGGCTTGAGCGCTGCGTTGATGCTCTCAAGGTTGCGGAACGCGTACTTGCCGAAGCTGTTGTACTGGTCTTTCGGTACGTGAAGCTCGTTCTGCACATGCGATAGCACAGAGCGAAGCTCCCTTTCCTTCTCAGCCATCTAAGACTCCATCCTCATGTTGTGAGACACCTCGAACGCGGCAAGCTCGTAAGCCTCTGACTTGCAGCGAAGGTACATCTCCTCGGTCGTGTCTCCGTTCTTCTCTGCACGGTAGGCATCGTTCGCGAACTTGTCTGAAAGCCTCGCGAAGTAGTCCGCCATCTCGTCTACCGTCCTGTATCTGCCGCTCTCCATGTCTTCCTGCCTTTCTTCTATTGGCGAACCTTTTTCTCCTATAAGCACATCATAGCATAAGCGTTCATCTTTGTGAATAGTGTACGCAAAAATATGGGGGGGCGCTTTCACACCCCCCCACACTTGCTAGTTCGTTGCCTTGAGAACGCCGTCCTCACCGGCTTGCAGCACTATGGCACCGGTCAGCGCCGCTCCATCGTCGCCGAGAGCGTACATCTTGCCTCCGACCTGCGCGATGCGGCCACGGACTGCACGCCCTTCCGAGTCTGCCACGTGCACCTTGCCGTCAGACGCATATGCGGCGTTACGTACGAGCCTGCAAGACGGCGCGTCTGCGAAGCAGTACCGCTCCCCGTCGATGACATGCACGCCCGTGTAGAGAGAGCCCCATGGGTCTCCGCTCGTCTGCGAAGCGAAGTACTTGTCTCCGGCAGCGTCGGTAATCCAACCGGAGTCGCAAGCCCCGAACCTGCCGTCGTGCCTGTCGTGGAGCCGGTACCACTTGCCCGCATCGTCGCAGAACCAGCCCCATTGCACCCAACCAGACGCATCGAAGTGGTACCACTCTCCGTCGATGAGCTCCCAGTCGTTCGTCGTGTACGAGCCATCTGCGTGCCGGTACCACTGCTTGTCTGCGTCGGACTCGTCGTAGACCCAACCGGCAGGGCCGGACGACGGAGACGCGCCTGCGATTGCGAGCCACCCTTCACGGGTAAGCTGCGCATAGTTTCTGTCAGTAAGCTCGCCGCTAGACGTGTACTGCCACAGAGTCCACGTAGCCCATGCTCCGGTGCCATATCTGAACGTCGGCATCTCCCAAGAGTTGCGGTTGTCCGGATAACCGGCAATCCACAGCGCACAATCGCTTGCGCAGCTCGCAGCCTGCCCGACCGCCGAAGCCTGGATGTACACCATGCACCAGATGCCCGTAAGCTCGTGGATGCGGTCAACGAACCTGCGGCACCATGTGGTGCTTCCCCACGAAGAGTTCTGCGTTCTCTCCCAGTCGAGGCACGGGATTCCCTCGCCGAAATACCCCTTGCAGTTGTTGTAAAAAAAGTTCGCCTCTGCAACTGGGTCGTTTCCTCCTGCGTAGTGGTAGAAACCCCATAGCTTGCCGTCGCTCTTCGCACGCTGGATTGCCGGGTCGCAGTACTTGTTCACGTACCCTGTCCCCTGCGTTGCCTTTGCAATCACGAAGTCAGACTCGCCGTATGCTGTCTCGGTGTTCTGCTTGCCGAATCTTCCGTTCGACCACCCGTCATGCGACGATACGTCTATTCCCCTAAGCATTCGAGCCTCCAATCGAAGCCTTGAGCTGAGACGCTCCAATCGTCACGCCGATTGCCAGCGCGACCACGTTGCACGTCTCGCTCACCTGCGTTCCGACAGGCCACCCCCAGATGTTCGCAAGCGTCGGATACGCGATTGCGATGAGCGGCATCATCACCAGCGCAATCCACTTGAGCGCTAGGTACGCGTTCTCTGGGAGCCAGTACTTCGGCAGCTGCGTGATGTCGTCTGCCGACACGTCGCTCGGCGTCTCCTTCACGCCCATCTTCTCGGCAACCTTGCTCAGCTCTGACACCACTGCCGCCTCCTCCGCATGCTCGACAGCATCAATAGAATTCTCACTCTTCATCTCCGGCATGACAAACCTCCTAGTGACCTAGCCCAACCTTAGCCAACACCAACGCGGCAATAGCCGCAACGAGCAGTGATATAATCTGAGTCACAAGCGATTCCCATCTTCTCGCTGGCTTCTGCTCTTGGATGTCCAGCTTCGCATCAATCTTACCTACCGTCTGGTCAATTCTGCTGAGCGTGACGGACATCGTGGCCTCGCGAATCTTCAGATCGTCGATTTCCTCGCCGTGCTTCGTGATTCTTCGCTCGTGATTGTCAATCCGATTCTTCAGTGCCACCAAATCCGGACACCCGTTCTCGCATTCAGCCATTCTATCTCCTGTTGACTCACCCGCTCTCGTTCAGACGATTATATTCCTCTGCGAGCCTACGCACCAATCGGCCACGACACGATTCCTCCCGTTGCCTGACCACTTCCACTGCCGAACGAATAGAACCACAACTCTCCTGTGCCGTCTGTCCACATCTGTGCGGTGTTGTTCGACTGCCTCGTCGTCAGCGGAATGTAGACACCGGTATGCAGCCTGTACCTGTCAGGAAGCGCGAAGTTCGGAACCTTCCATCCTCCCGTGCCAGGAATATCGTACAAACCACTCACGAGAATCCAGACGCACCCAGACCTCACGCACCACCAGATGTCTCCGTAGCCGTTGCCGCGGTATACATCCATCCAGCCCTTCGTCTCAATCTGGTCGTACAGCCTGTCTATGCTCTCTGTCCCCTCTCCCGTGCCGATATACGGAGTTGATATGTACGTCTTGAACCCTGATTTCGACTCGTCGTAAACAACGCCGAGTCCTTGGTCTGAACCACTCGGCCCTACGATGAACGCTATCGACCCCTTTTTAGACGTGTTCTCAACAACAATATCAGGGTCTACCGTGTCCGTGCCGTTGGTCATCGTCAATACCGCGTTGCCTTTGGCATTGACAATAGTCAGGTCGTTTCCCTGCTTTCCTACGACTATCGACTTGGAGCCTAGAATCATCGAGTCGTTGGCATTGAGCGCCAACCCGTCTCCGGTCGCTATCGCATAAGCCCCAGTGCTTGCGAGCATGGCGCTGTTGTTGCCCTTCACGCCCACCTGGTCTCCAAACAGCGCGAGCATGGAGCCTAGAGCCGAAGTCACGGCTCCAATCTCCCCGGCACCGGAACACAGATTGATTACGGATTGTGACGAGTTCTTGCCAAGCTCAATCAGCGACGTTGCAAACGACGCAACCACGGTCGTACCCTGCCTAATCTTGATGCCATCTCCGGTGAGCAGGATGTTCGCACCAGTTGCAGCGTTCTGCTTGCTCGTCGCTACGTGGGCACCCTCCGAGTCGGCCCAGAAGTACCATTGCGTTTTCGCGGCGACCTCGTTGGCTGAGTTGATTGCCTTCGCGAGAACCGGCTGCGTGTACGTCGTGCTCCCGTTCGTCCACGTCACCTTCGAGCGCGTCCAGATGTAGTGGCTCTCTGCCCATGCTGGCTGCGATGTCCCCCACGAGCCTCCTGACTGCGCAGTCGGACTCGTTGACAGGTAGTACTCCTCGACGATTGCGGAGACGCCTACGCCGGTTTCCCCCTTGGCTCCGGGGTCTCCTGTGTCTCCCTTCGCACCGGGCGCTCCGACCTTTCCGCCGACACTATAGCTCGTCGTCGTCGAATTGTCTGTATACGTCGTCACCGTCCTCGTCCACAGGTATTGCGTCGTCGTCGGCGCTAGGACGGAACTCTGCCACGTTCCTGTCGGAACGGTCGTTCCGCTTGTTGACAGCTGGTACGAGACGGCGGTTGACCTAACGCCCTTGCCGTCGCTGCCGGGGTCTCCCTTGTCCCCCTTGCTTCCGTCCTTTCCCTGCAACGCGACCGTGTACGACTTCTTGCCATCGCTGTACGATGTCCTCGTCCATACGTACATACCGGCACCGGCAGTCGGAATCTGCGACAGCCATGCGCCTGTTGGCGGAGTAGTTCCAGATGCCGACACCTGATACTCGATTGCCGAAACAGACACCGACGCGCCATCACTACCGTCCTTGCCGGGGTCTCCCTTAGCTCCTTGGATGCAAGTAGGCTCCGAATAGCTCTCGGCTCCGGAGCCGTCCACGGACTTCGTTCTCTGCCATATGTACTTCCCCTGAGTCCACGCTGGCGAGTCTGTAGACCACCCGCTCGTTGGAGCTGTCGTGCTCGTGTCCCCGAGCGCGTACTCGACATCGACCGACGCGACAAGCGTCTGCGCGAGCGCCTTTGCCTCGTTTGCAGCTTTCTGCGCAGCCTCAACAGCCGCTTCGTCCGCCGCAGCAGTCACGGTGACTCTCACCGAATCCGACGCCTCGGAGACGTTGTGCCTGTCCGTTCCGTCCTCTGCGCAGGCGTCGTCCTCCGCCGTAGCCCACACGGCGTACGTCTTGCCAACGGTCAGGCGGTTCGACGACACCGAACCCTCTGCGTAAAGCTCGCCGAGAACCTGCTCGCCCTCTCCGTCGGTCTTGGCCTTCACAACCAGCTTTGCGAAATCGTCTGGGATTCCGCCCTCAAGCTCGCCAGACCAGTACGCGACGAGCACCCCAGACGACGATGCCGCCGACACTCCAAGAGGCTTTCCCGGAGGCGTCGTGTCGCCGACGTGCGTCGCCATGCTCCTGCCGTTCCCGTTCTGCACGCCGAGGATTGAGCGCGTCCCGTCTGCGTTCGGCACAGAGATTGTGCCGCTCTGGCGTGTCGTTGCCTCCCTCGCGGACTGTGCTGCCGATGCGGCGACGTTCGCCATCTTCTCCATCGGCGACATCATGCCGCCGAGCTTCACGTGTCTCATTACCAAACCTCCCACGGGTCGAAAATCGGGTCGAACGTGAGCTGAACCTTGTCTGTCATGTCGCCCTTCATCTCCATAAGACGCAGCTTGTACACGCCGTCGGGCAGCGTCGGATAGCCGTCTATCGCTACATCGACCTCCTGGCCCGGCCACAGGATTCCGGGCGTCACGTTGTTGCCCGCGTCGTTGACGAACGTCCTTCCGGTTATCTGCACGAGCGGCCTCTTCAACGATTCGAGCACTGCGTTCGAATGCCTTCTCACGAGGTCTTCTGTACCCCAGTCCGAACTTCCTTTCTGAGCCTCGACGAGCGGCCACGGGTCGTTCCTCTGGCACAGCGTCATGTCCTGAGCGAGATAGCATAGCGTTCCCTCGTCCTGCCCCGAGCCTGTCCCGTACACGCGCATCGTAGGCGCTCCGTGGGCGACCTTGATTCCCTCTATCGTGCCTCCGCCCTTGAACCAGGTCAGTGTTGGCACGACACCTGACTGCCCGAGGTACGGATCTGAGTCCGAGCCAGCCTCGAACGTCCAGCTGACTCTGTTGCCGTCAACATTCGGCCTGAACTGCATGTCGGGGCCGTTCTCAACGTTCGCAATCGCCGTCAGCAGCTTCTTCGCTGAGTTGTTCCCCACGTTGTAGCCGTAGTACGTCCTCTGCGAGGAACCCCCCTCTCCAAGGTACTTCCAATCTATGGGCAGGTAGCCGCCCTGCTTCTTTTCCGTTGCCATGACGCCAATCTCGCACGCTATCGCCCTCAGAGACAGGCCGCTGAAGAAAATCGTGTCGCTCGTCGTTGACCCGTATCCCTTCCCGAACCTGCCCTCGGTGACGATGAGCCTGTTGTCTAGAAAGTCCATCGGGGACAGCAGGTCGAACGACGTGTCGAGGTACGAGTCTGTTCTGAGGCCGATTATACCGGCAACGACCGGCGCTCCGTCCCAGAGCAGCACGAGTCCCCTACGGTAAGGAGCCAGGAATGCGTTCCTGCCCTCCTGGCTCTCGATTGGAAGCGCCTCCCACGGTACGGTCAGACCAGATGCGTCACCCTCGCCAGTTCCCTTGTCCCTCGTTGTCGTGAGCGAGCACGAGGATACGGTCAGCGTCCACGACAGGTTCGGGATGTCGATTGGCGCGTCTATGACGCCTGTCATCGTGTCGAACACGTAGCACTCCCACATGCTACACCACCACTCCGCCGTCAGCGATGATGAGGCGCTGGCCCGGCCAGCTCTCGCTGCTGTAGTCGGCTACGATGTCTGACACCGGACTTGTGCCAGAACCCCATAGCCGTGCGGTGATTACGTGCGTCCCTGCCTGCATCGTCACCATGTCCTCGACGCATACCGAAGACGGAGAGTACGGGTTGCACGTGAACCTGAACGACCTCATTACTGTGCCGTCAAGCGTCCACTCTAGATAACCAGAGCCAATCCAGTCGTACGACGCGGTGTTGGTCGCCCTGACGTTCGCCGTCATCTTCACGCTGACGAGGCGGTCTGTCGGCAGGTTCACAGTCGCCGAAGCGTAGGTGAACGGCGCTCCACGCTGAATCGTCTGCGTTGCCTTGAACGTCTTGTCGGCGAGCACGCCTAGCGACGCTCCGTATGGTATAGCGAACAGCCTCGACGCGTTGACGGTCGCGTTCTTCGTCGTGGTCGAACCGCCCGGAAGCAGCATGCGTGCAACCTCCGTTGCGTACGTCGGTATCGTCGGCGAAGACGGGCTTGCCGCAGCCGTCCCCTTCGTAACGCCAATCGTGACGAGATTGTCCGTGTCTCCCTGGCTCATGTCGTGTGCGGTAATCCAGATGACGTCTATTCTCGGGTTCGAGCTTGCGTTGGCCTCCACTGTCGGCGTCGCTCCGCCAGACCAGTAAGCCTCTGTGAACCCGTCGGACACCCCTCGGCTGCAAATGGCCATGCCAGCCGACACGTTGTACGCCATCGTAGAGCCGCCGGACACCTGCAACCCGCCTACGACGCCCTTGTTGAGCCACTTCTGCGCCAGCATATGCCTGATGTCGGTGTCGGTCGTGCCAATTCCGTTAGCTGTCTGGCGCACCCCGAATGCAACGTTAGCCATTGTCTACCTCCTAGATGTACGTGTCGCGCGATGCGACCTCTATTGTACCTATGCCGTCCGCGCTCAGCGAAAGCGTTAGCGAGCCTCCCGCTGGCACGGTCGGGAACCCACGCTGCGTGACGCTCCTCGTCACATCCACGCCGTTGACAGACGCCGTTCTCGACCGGCAGTCTATCTCGACCACAGACGAGCCCACTGGCTGCGAGTACACGAGCTGCTCCCCGGTCGCCTGGTTCGTGATTGCGAACCCATTTGGCATGTCACCCGACGCGTATATGGCCGGGTAAGCCTCCGACGTGCCCTCGTTTGATACAGTGCATACGCTCCTCATCGCCTCGGCCCCGTCTCCGTATTGGAGCGGGTACCTGAGCACACCCGAATCGTAGACGAGTCCGCCGAATCCCTGCGAGCTGGGGTTCATGAACCCGACCGACACGTTGGCCGAGAGCCTCTCCGGACGAGGGCACCTGACCGTCACAGTGACGTCCTCCTCGTTCCTCGTCACCTTCCCGTCCTTTACCTCGACCGTCACGAACCCCTCTACGCACGTGTCGGAATCCTCGTCAACGACCCTGAGACTCACGAGTCCGTGCGCCATCCACAGAAGGCTCTCGACCTGCTGCTCGACCTCCGTACGGTTCCTCCCGTGCGCTACGCACTCTATGGTCACCGTGCGCGACGCGTACAGCACCGAGCGTCCTTCAACGTCATGCGAGCCGTCGCCCGACTCCCTCGCCGTCATGCTCACCTTCGAGTCTGGCGTAGACCACCAGCCCTTTATCGTTCTCACGTCTATGCCGTTCGACCCGTCTCCGCCAAGCCGCACGGTGACGTCTTCCTTCGTAATCTCCGCGAACCACTTCTGCATCAGAACGCTCCCATCGCCTCTGACAGCGCGTTCCTGTGCAGGATTGCCGCCGCGCTGTACAGGTCGTCGTCAGACCTGACCACCTTCGTCTCGAAATGCTGCTCGACCTTCGGGGGCTGCTGCCCCTTGTCGCTCACGAACCCGAACACGGCACCCTGCTGCTTGAAATCCATCTGCACTCCGTCGATTCCGAGCTTGACGTCCTTCCTGAGCGAGCCGAACGGGTCTTCCCTGTCCCATCCGAGGGATACGCCTATTGCAGCGCCACGGCCCATGTTCACGCCGATGAGGTCGCGCATGAGAGTGGACGGAGAATGGATGCCAAGAAAGTTCTTCACTGAGTCTATTGCGGAGTTCACCCCACCCATGATCGCGTTGAGGATTTCGCCTCCGGCGTTGCGGATGCCATTCGCGATTCCCTCCACGATGTTCGAGCCTACGGATACGACCTGTCCGGGGATTGACGCCAGGCCGCTTATGAGGTTGCTCGCGAACTCCGACGCTGCGCTGATTGCGTTTGACGCCATCTGCCCGACGAACGACGCGACGTTGCCGATTACAGAGCCTAGGAACCCTGCGATCCTTCCGGGCACAGACCCTATGAAGCTCACGATGCTGTTCAGGAACCCGGAACCCGCGGATGCGGCACCGCTCACAACGGAGCCGACGAACGACGCGACGTTCGACACGACCGAACCGAGGAACCCGGCTATGTTGCCCGGAAGCGACGCGAACCACCCAATGAGCGCCTGGATTGCCCCGGGGACGGTGACCGTGAAGAACTCGACAATCGCGCCCCATACGGCTGCTGCTGCGGACGAGATTGCGTCCCATGCCGCTGTTACGGCGTTCCTGAAGTCCTCGTTCGTCGCCCATAGGGCGACGAGAGCCGCAACGAGCGCCCCTATCGCGATTACGACAATCATCATCGGGTTCATGCTCATCACGAAGTTTAGAGCGGCCTGGGCGAGGGACATCGTCTCAGTCGCTCCCGCCGCAACCGTCTGCGCGGTCGTGAACGCCGTTATCGCTGCGCTGATGCCCTGAACCATCCCACTTATCGTCGTGTACGCCTGCCATGCGGCGAACCCACCCGCCACGGCAGCGAGAACCGGAATCAGGATGCTGCAGTTGTCGGCGCACCACCCGAGCGCGTCAGCCGCTCCCTGAATCACCGTCGAGACAATCGGCCCGACCATTGACGAAAGCGTCCCGAACGCCGACACAACGCCGCCTATAGCCCCCTGAACCTGCGATGCGTCGATTGTCGGTATGTTGATGCCGAGCTGCGCGAACACCGCCGTAGCTGCGTTCCACGCACCTGCAAGAGCCTCGGACAGAACCGGTGCGAGCTTCTCCTGAATACCGGCAAGAGCACCAGGGAGCGCGTTCACGATTCCCTCGCCGATTCGCTGGACGGCGGGTGCCACGTTCGTCGCGACGTCTCCCAGAGCTGTCATGAGGTTGTCAATCAGCGCCGTCATGTCTGCGTCGGGCGATCCTATGCCTGCGGCAAGGTTCTCCCACGCGGCCTTTACCTCATTGATGGAACCCTCGATTGTCGTGGCTCCCTCTCGCGCGGTAGTACCGGCGATGCCCTGCTTCTCCTGGACAAGCTCGATTGCCGTAACGATGTCCGAGAACGAGTCGATAGACAAGTCTGCCGCCTGACCGTTCGCCGCTGCGTACGCGTTGGCGTCGTCGATGAGGCGCTGCATCTCCTCCTTGGTGCCTCCGTAGCCGAGCTTGAGATTGTCGAGCATCGTGTAGTTCTGCTTGGCGAAGCCCTGGAACGCGTTCTGCACGTCGGTCATGTTGCTTCCGAACGTGTTCACGTTGTCGGACATCGCACGCATCGCAACGTCGGTCTGCTGCGCGGCCTTGACGGTGTCACCGCCGAGCGAGTTTATGAGCGCCGCGCTGAAGCTCGTCGCCTGCTCCATGTACTGGTTCGCCGACATTCCTGCCGTCTGCCATGCCTTCGACGCGTTCTCCGACATGAGCGCAATAGCCGGGTTCAGGCTGTTGTACTCGTCCCTGACCTCCGCGACGGCCTTGCCCTGCTCCTGAGCGTATGCGACAAGCGTCTGCCCGCTGCCGTACAGCTTCGCGACGCCGCCCGACAGCTGCTCGTAGTTCGAGTAGGCGCTGAGCGCCATTCCTCCGAACGCGAGCGCGGCCGAACCTACCGCAGCGAACGCCGCGGCACCTGCCTTCGCCACGGTCGAGAACACCGACGTCCCTTTGGACTCTACCTCAGAGAACGACGAACCGGCCTTCTCGGCTGCGTCCTTGCCCGCCGCGTCTGCCTGCGCCCCAAGCCCGGAGCCGTCAAGCTCCATGCCAATCTTGATTGTTCCGTCTGCCATATCGCCACCTCTCAACGGTGGCGCTCCCTGCCTAGGGCTTAACCTTCCCGAACGCCTCTTTCTGCCATGCGATTATACTCTCCGCCTCTGCGGTCTTCTTCTTCGGAAGAGTCCATGCGTCCCTCGCCTTCGCCATGCGCTGCTCGTACGATTCCTTCGAGCCTTTGCTCCATGTGCGGTACGCCATCGCCTGCGACATCACCGTGTCGCTCGGCAGCGAGCGGAACAGCGCGAGGAACCGGTGCCAGTGCATCTCGAGCTCTGGGTCTGTGAGGTCTATGCCATACGCCTGCTGGAACGCGCCTACGACGTACTCGCCGTCCTCCACGAGGTCGTAAGCCCTCGCAGTCGAGCCGGAGCCTCCGTGCGGCGTGCTGCTCTCGTTCCTAGCGAACGCCATGGCGACCGGCACCCACGAGTCTCCTTTCGGCACCTTGCCGTCAAATATGGCCGTCTCGGCCACCTGGCTCACCTCAAGCGACTCAAGCCATGCAATCCAAATTCTGAAGTCCGTCCGTATACGGAAAGTCTCCCCGTCAACCTCCAAGGCTGAGGGGAGACCACGGTACCGCAGGTCAATCATCTCTGCGCCATGCGGAACACTTGGCGGTTCGGCTTCTTCGTGATGCTTGCGACGCTTGATGCCGCGTCGAGCATGGGCTTCATCTGCTCGATTTGAGCGTTCGCCCCGGACATCTGAGCTTCGAGCACGGGCTTTGCGTACGACGTGTTCAGCTCGTTGTACAGGACTGACAGCTCTACGAGGTCAACGTCCTCCATTCGCTTTCCGTCGAGACGCGCGTCCACGTACTCCTTCGGCAGAGCCTTCTTAACGAACTCGTACTCGGCCTTGAATCGCTCCGTGCTGCCCTGTGCTGCGGACACCTTGTCCATCTCCGCACTGAGCTTCAACGTCATCTTCGGAAGCTCGAATGCCTGTCCCTGCGAATCGGTGTACTCGACCATTTCAAACCTGCCTCTCAAACGAAAGATTCCCGCGAGGCTCATGCCCCACGGGAACCATTCTACCACGCCATGTACCGGGCAACTAGCCTGCCGTGAACGTCACGGTGTCCGTGCCTACTCCTGTGACGGTGCCGTTGATTGGGTCTCCGTTCAGCGCCAGCTTGAACGAGACGTTGCCGTCCACGGTGTTCAGCGTGTCTCCGGTGACGGTTGCCTCATTCCACACCTGCGCGACAGTCGGCTTTCCGGTCTCAATGTCGGGTCGGACAATCATGACTGGCGCCTTGCAGTCGGCACCGACAGGATAGCCGTTCAGGAACTTGTCCATGAACTTGTACAGCGGGTTCGTGTTGTCGAGCACGATTTCCTGCGGAAGCTCGGGCTGGTAGCCGGTGACGACGGTCGTGTCGTTCTTGCTGTTGATGTAGCTCTTGGTGTCGGTCTGCGGGTTGTAGCTCAACTCGAACTGCGTTGACAGGTCGATGGGCACCCACTTGTACGTTCCCGGCTCGGCACCCTTGGTCGTGTCGATGAACGGGATGAACAGGTTGCGCGTCAGCTGCATTTTACACACTCTCCTTCTCCCAGTAGGTAATGGCAGCTTGGAACTGGTATCGTGCCAGCTGCACGTCCTGATAGGCCGCTGCGAGCGCTGGGACGTTCTGCAACGGCTCTATGGCACGTATTGTACACCCTTCTCCGAAGTCGGGCACGTTGCCCTCGCCGAACTGGCGTGCCACCCAGTCAAGCCACTTCTCGCCGAACCCCATTGCCTCGGCGTTCGCCGTGTCGAACCCGTCAGACCAGTCTGCGACCATCACGAGCGCGAACGTGTACCTTCGCTCGGCCGTCCCGTCGATGAACTCGCGCATCTTCGCGTCGTTGTACACGACGTTGACCGCCCTCTCGTCTGCCTTCATGTCCACGGCGTTCAGCTTGATGTACTTCCCGATGCCGTCGTAGGTCTTCAGCCACCTCACGACCGCGTCCGTCTTGCCTGATACCTTCATCGCTGCCTCCGTGAGCCTCTGTGGTCAATCATACGGGCCAGTTTCCTCCCGATGTGGAAGATCGATTCCATGGCCTTAAATCGCCTCCTATCGCTTCAGGTAGTCCGTTGCCGCCTGAGCAAGCTCGCCGACGTGCGCAGCAGAGTACGCGTCCGCCCAGTGCGCCGTCGCCAGCGCGTGCCTCTCGTGCGAGAACTTCAGGCCGTCCCCGTAGTACATCATCCTCGCGTACGGAGTGCTGTAGCTCACCTCGAACGGGGTCGCGGTTGCCGAGGCGTCGAGGAACCCGTTGCGCATCGGGACGTACGGCGACATCCCTCTCATCGCCTCGGTCGCGAGGAACAGCCCGAGTCCGTCGTTCTTCGGTATCGCGTCGAGCTTGCGATGCACTCCCTCGAACTCAAGCGTCGACTTCATGTCACCACCCTTTTCCCTTTAGCTTTTCTATCTGGATAGTCATCTGGTAGTCATCTGGTATAGGTCGGCCATTGTTGTCAAATCGATTTGCCATCTAGGGCAAATGAGATTTACCCGTCGGGCAATGGCTATGCGCCTTCCAGATGCAGCACGTTCGCGTACTTGAGCATCCCCGCGCCGCCTTCCACCCCGCCGTTGTTCGACAGGTCGCGGAACGCGTGAACCTCGAACCCACGGTGCAGCGTCAGCTCTGCGAGAATCTGCCTCTTCGTAGGCTCTCCGGACAGCGCGGTCTCTCCGAGCATCACGTAGTCTCCTGTTGATGCCGTGAGCGCGTCGCTCGGCCTCGTCTTGCAGAACTCCGCGTACGGGACGTATCGCATCGTGGATGACGGAACCTGCACGACGCAGCTCTTCGCCGTCAACGCGACCCCTTGCGCATCCGTGGTGCGCGAAACCCTCTCGCTCCACATCGCCGGTCTGAGCACGCGCACCGCGTAGACGTCGTTGTCCAGCCCTGCGTCCTTGGCGCCGATGCGGTTGAACACGGTCACTGTCTGGTCGAGAACCTTGTCGATGTCGATGTTCATGTCACATCGCCCCGTTGAACGACACGCATTGCGACGTGAGGTCTACTGGCAGAAGCTCCATTGCCCGCTCCATGCACTCGTACTCCGCCATCGTGACGGTTGACGTTCCGGAAGACCCTCCGAACCCGAACGAGTTCACGCCGTTGTTGAACGACGTGACAACGGTTCCTGCGGCAAGCGACTTCCTCGCCTCGCGGATTCCGTCTATGCGGTCTATGACGGCCTTCATGGCAAGCTCAACGGAGCCTTGCAGGCCCTGAGCCTTCAGGTCTGCCGTCACCTGCTCGGAGTGCAGGCGGTTCAGCGTCCAGTGGTCTAGCAGAATCTCGGCCTCGGACTCGTATCCGGCGTATGCGGACTCCTCCACGGTGCCGCCAATCTCGCGGTACCTCTCGTAGCTTAGATACATCTCTCGCCCCCTTACGAGACGACCCCCAGTCGCAAGGCAGGGAGCGACTGGGGGTCTACGGAATCGGGGGACTTGCCCCGATTGCGATTATACACGACTAGGCAGTGAACTTCACCGTCGCGACCGCAACGCACTCGGGGCGCGTGACTGCCGCTCCGTACACGTGGAGACCCTTCACGGCGTCGCTGAAGCGCTTCTCGGGTCGGTACGCCTCGGTCTTCAGAATCTGCTCTGCGAACGTGCCGCAGATGGGGCTGGATGCCACGACGTTGAAGGCGCCGTTGGCGGGGCTGGGCGCGTTGACGGACGTCATGATGTCGAAGCCTGCCGCGCGGTACACGGAACCCTCGGTGAGTCGCTTCTGAGCCTCGTCGGCAGAGACCTGCACGAAGCGCGGGTCAAGCAGCATGAAGCCCTCGAACTCGGAGGGCATGACGCACACGCGGCCCTGCTTGGGGAGCTTCGCCTTGTCAAGCGCGGTCTTCATGTTGACCAGCGTCTCGTACGCGTTGTCCTTGGTGATGACGAGAGGCGATGTCTTGCTGCCGAGACCTGCGGTGAGCGTGCCCTTGCTGGCGAGCAGCCCGCCGAGGTACTGGTCTGCCACGTCGCTGAAGCCGTATCCTGCACGCGCGGTCGCGGTGTCGAGCAGGCTCAGATTGGACTGCGCGGCGTCCACGTCGTCAACGGCGATGTTGAAGTACTTCGCCTGGTCGATGGTCAGGGTCTGTACGGCGGGCGCCACCTCGTCCGCTGCGGCGATGTCGGAGGACCTGGTGTAGTCCTTGATGGTCACGTCGCCGATTGTGCCAATCTTCACGGTGTCGCCAGCGTCGGTGATTTCGCCCTCGTAGTCGCGGTTGAAGAGCTGCGCGTAGACGAGGGACTTCTCAAGAGCGTCGAGAATCTTCGCGCTCCAAACGGTGGGGATGAACTTCTCTGTTGCCATGTCGGCTCCTTACTGCTGGTCTTCCAGCAACTTGTTTACCTCGCTCATGTGCTTTCGGATGTCATCGACGGACATGCCCTTCAGGTCTTCGAGCGACTGGATGGGAGCGTTGCCGCTTCCTCCGCCGTCGTTCGCACCTGGCATCTTCTTCGGGTCGCGCTGTGGGTTCGCCCAGATGCCGTCCGCGTCCTCCGTCACCGATGCCAGCACGTCGGCCAGCTTCATGTCGGGGTTCGCCTTCGACTTCTCGTAGGCTGCGGTCTTGATTGCCTTCGCCACGATGTAGTTCGCGAACTTCTTGTCGCCAAGCTCCTTCTGGAACTTCTTCTCGAACTCCGCCTGCGCTGCGGTCTCCGCGTCCTTCGCCTTGCGCTCCTCGTCGGCATTCTTGTACTCCTGAAGCTGCTCTTGCATCTTCTTGTACTCCTCGGCCTTCTTCGGGTCTGCGCTCTGCGCCGCCTCAAGAGCCTCGTTGGCCTTCGCGAGCTGCGCTTCGAGGTCTGCCACCTTCTGCGTCTTCGCGTCGGTCTCCGCCTTGGTGCGGTAGTTCTCCAACGTCGCCTTCTCGATTGCCTTCAGCTTCTCGTCGTCAAGCTCGACGCCGTTCGCCTTAAGGATGTCCTTGATGTTGTCCATTGCACTCTCCGTCCTAGGATGTTGTTGAACCGCACTCCATGCGGTGGGGACGGTCGCACTCAAGCGTGCGCCGCTATGAACGATTGTACGACAAAAAGAAGCCCGCGACTAGGCGGGCTGGTTGGTTCCGTTGCTATGCAGTCGGGCCGTACGCTCGATCGTGCTTCCTTGTGGCTATGCCCCGTCGATGCCGAGAATCCTCGCGTCAGCCACATCGTCCTCTACCTGTCCGTACGGCTTCCCTGACATCTTCGCGAGCCTCTCTATGGCTCTCTCGTAGCGGTCGTAGTCCTCGCTCTCGTAGAATCGGTTGGCGACCATCAGGCCGCGCTCGTACTTCGACATGCCCTCGCAGTCTCTGTCAACGAGGTCGTAGTCCATAATTTCCGCATCGCTCAGCGGCTCATCGTAGTACACCCTTCCCCATACGTTCCTGCCGAAATCAGGGTCGAGGAACAGACCGTCGTACATGATGACCTTGCATCCGTCCTTCACCGGGTAGCACCCGATTGACGGCGGTCTCAGCTTGCATCCGTAGCAGTGCATCACTGCGCCTCCTTGTACTCGTACTCGAACTCCTCGGTGTCCCCGTTCGAGTAGACCGCCTTTCGTAGCAGGCTCCCAATCTTGTAGTCATCCTCGAACGTGACCCTGATTCGCTCGCCGTTCACGTACTTCCTGAACACGATTCCAGACGCCTTCTTGCGCATCTGGTTCGGCGTGTAGAAGCTCCTTACCGGCTTCTCGCCCTTGCCGTTGTGCCAGCAGACGACCCTCTTGCACGCGTCCAGGCCGTCGAGGTCATCGCATCCGTATCCCATCATCTGTCTTCCTTCCTCACGAACCCGCTTGCCTTCACCTTGCTGCCTTCGAGCACCTGACGCTCTGGCTCCTCCACCTCTTCGAGCGTCCCGTAGCAGCGGCATATGCACGTCCCGTCCTCGTGCCTCGCGTACCCGTAGCACATCGCTCCTCCTCACATCATCGTATCGTCGTTGACGGTTGCAGCTTCCCTAATCGCGTACGGTTCGTTGCCAGCACAGGCTACAGCCCTGCACAGCTTCCACTGCGTTACACCGCCGTTCATCGCGGTTGACATTGCCTGCATCAGCGCTGCCGTGTCGTTCACTGCCTGTATCGTCTTTTCGAACTTTCCTTCGACGTAGAACCCGTATCCGCTCATGCTTCCTGCCTTTCCTGTCGATTCCGTCAAAGCCGCTGTGGCTCAACGCTTCCTATGCAACGTATGCCACGTACCTTTTGTTCTTGGTGTCCCTCCTGAAGCAAACGGCCGCCTCTCCGCAGTCCGTATCTACCACGAGATGCCTTTCGTTCATGACTGACACCTTCATGCCCCTTTCCACCATCTGCCGGTAGAGGACTTCCACAAGCTCGGCGACCCTTGCTCCGCTGCTGGTGTTCTCTGCGAACTCCTTTGCGAACTCGATTGCGTCGTTCTTGGTTTACATCATGTCCTGCCTTTCTTGTGGTTGTTGTTATTTGTTGATGTAATCATAGCATATGTGTTCACCTGTGTGAATGGTTTACTCAAGAAAAAGCGGGGATTTTTTCTCCCCGCCGTTGCTTGCCACTCTCTATATTTCGTACACGACTCGGTTCCCGTCCTTCACCTTGCCGGCCACGCGGACGCCGTGCTCCGTCTCGTACGACGTGCATTCGTTCAGGCACCTTGCTATGAAAGACGCTCGTCCCATGCCGTCCGACATCTTGTCCATGTTGGCCTCGGTCTCGCCTGAGTCCAACGTGACCACAACGTTGCCGTCAGAGTCCTTCCCCCTGAAGTGATATGCCATCTCCTACCCCTTCCACTCGTACGCCGACATGCGCTCCTCGCGTGTCTCGATGCCAGCATCCTTGCTCTCTGCTCGGTACCTCTTAACCATCTCGTCTATCGTCGAGTCGATTCCGCCAATGTCGCTGCCAGCCTCGACCAGGACTCTTCTTTCGGCCTTCAGCTTTCGCACGGACGTCTCAATACGCCTCTGGCGCTGCGTGAACTCGTATGCCGTCATCTCCGTTCCGTTGACATCGACCTTCCGCGACGACTGCTCGCGGTACTTCCTGAGCTGTTCCTGGGAGTTCGCCTGCTTCGATACGCCCATCAGGATTGGGAACGTCTGGTGTCGGCAGTTCATCCCCTTGGCTATCGGGCGTTCCAATCCGCCCTGAATCCTAGCGAACTCCGCGTTGGAGAACTGCCTTCCCTGATACGGCGCATGGTCTTCTGCGCACATGCCGTGCGCCGACACCTCAACGCCATCGGCACCGAACGCCCTGCCGACCTCGTTTCGCGCCTCCTGCATCGTCATCCGGTAGTTGTCCATGACGTTCATCGATACGGCGCTGTACAGCTCCCTCGTTGCCCCTGACTCGTACACCACCCTGACGCCTCCTGATGCCAGACGCCTCACCATGCGGTTGTACTCCTCGCCGTATGCAGACTCCCCCGAGCGGACTGCTCCCACGGCGCGGTTCAGGCAGTCTCTGTATGCCTGCGCAATCGGCGTCACCTTCCCGTCATGCGACACGACCGCCATGACGGACGTGCGGCACATGCCATCGACGTCCTTGCGAGCCTTCGACCTTCCGGACACGATAGACTGCCTTGAGAACGGGTTGCCCATGACGCTCTGGAACGCCCTGCCGGACGCCTCGAACATCGCCTTCGACCACGAGTTGATTGCGTCTGCGCCGGCACCGAACAGCGCGTCCGCCCTCTTTCCGAGCATCGCCGACAGCGTTGCCGCTATCGACGATATGTCCGCCATTCCAGCGACCTGCCATTTGGCTGCGTCGTCGTACCCGGTGTCCGCATCGACTCCACGGAGGCTCCTCGCAATCACGCACAGGATGGCGACCTCTGCCGCGAGCGCCACCATCGATATGTCCAGCTCCTCGCGACGCTCGTCCATTTACAGCTCCTGGAACACGGGCACGGACGGCTTCGCGGCCGCGATCTCTGCCACCCTCTGACGAGCAACCTCCGGACTCTCGCCCATCACCATCATCCGGTAGTCCACGGCGTCTGTGGCACCGATGGCGTTTCCTGCGAGTATCGCGCTCTGCTGGTCTGCGAACGTGTTGATGTACTCGTCGCTCCACTTGTACTCGACGTCGTACGGGCCGACCGGGACGATTCCGTAATAGCTCGCCAGAACGTCCCACGCGTACACCATGTCGTCTAGGTAGCTCTCGGCCACGCCTCGCGCCGTCTCGATGAAGCTCTGCGTCTTCACTGTGGCCTTGCGCACGTTGTCCACGTTCTGGTAGCTCGCCTCGTTCAGGTTGCTCAGGATGCCGGAGCTTACGCCGACCGCCTTCTCGACCTCCTGATACTGCTTCTCCAACGCGTCCACGTACGGCTGCAATTGGATTGTCGGTGCCCATTCCGATATGAGATTGCCGTTTCCGCGCAAGTCCCCCCGTACGTCCATGAAGAGCCGTTCACGTCCCTTCGGCATCGTGAGCTTGGATGCCACGATGTCCCCGTTCTGGTCGCGCCTGAACTCCTTCGAGAACATCGACTTGTCGGCAATGATCGCCTTCTCGCTCAGCCCGAACTCGTTGTGCATCTGGTTCGTAAGATAGTGAATCTCCCTGATTGGCGCTGACGCACCGAAGCAGATTGGTGTTCCCT